GCCACCTTGAGATGGCAGTTGATTTCGGGCTTCTTTTGTGCCAAAGCACGATTGGCTTTTTCTTAAACAGCACTGTGGTCTTGGCTCTGCCAAGGCAGTGTAGGTGTGCTTCAATCTTGGTTTGTTGCATGCCTGAAACCTGATGCCAACTTAGTATGTTTGGCTAAGGCGAGGCGCCTGTCAATGCAGTCCTATAGAAAATACCTCACTGGGGCATACAGGCTACTAACTGGAGAGGTGGGCCAGTTGGCCGGTGGTTACGTTATAACCTGTTCTTAGCGAACAAATCATGAATTACGACTATAAGTATAAAGCTAAGGTTAGGAGTTCACCCCGTATTGGTGGAGATTCAAGGTGCGGATCAGCCTTGAGTGGGCCTGGTGATGAAAAGACCAGGACTGATAATGATCACAAATACAAAAATCCTAATCGGAGACAACGCCATAGTGCCAGCAACACTTGGCGAGTGAAGAGTGCACCCCGAAGCACTCCCCGCCCACGCCGGGATATTAGGGCTGCTATTGTTAATAATGCGTTAGCTGAAGTCAAGGCTAATACTGCGGCTTTGGCTGACGTAAAAATGCAGATCATGGAAGATAAGTATGACCATAAGGAAACTTATGAATGCGATGATGGTAAGATTATTAAGGTTTTAAATTTTTCTTATGAGTTGCCCATTCGCATTAATGAATTTCTCTGTGATCCTGCTTCATTTTATTATGGTTATAGCCGTAAGAAAAAATTTACAAGTAGGTTCGTGCGAACCATTCAATCACCTACAGTTGACATGAGGCCGGATGCAACGTCTAGGGTTGACTTGATTCATGGCAATGGCTTGTTGGTTGAAGTGGAATTGAAAGAAGAGACCATATTTAATAATATTTTTTCTAAGGTGTCTTCTTTGATTCGTTCACCATATAGAGACTATCATAAATCAGTCAACAAGACAATTTCTTATGAATTGTTTTGTCAGCTAGTAAATGGTGGTTCATTTAATCTCACCCTGAATGATGATGATATATGGAAGAGGTTGAATTTGAGTGGTATTAATATCGGTTCAGTTAATTATGATAGATACGGTGGTAGGAGTGTATTTGCTGCAACTGTGGCACTTTGTTATCATTACTGTATCTATGAGAAGATGAACATTGGTATTTCTTTCCCAGTTCCTCCCCCTGCAGACAGTATTTTAAGTTCGGATATAGAATTGATGAAGTTAATGCCCCTGCAGTTGGGGATATGTCAACAAACGCTAGGATATTATCGATCGATAGCTCACATGATGAAATCCGTCGTCCAGTTAGAACTTCGCTCGGTGTCCATGTGTTTGGAGCGGCATTACCAGAACCGTGTCATACTGACACGTTGTCTACTATCTCAGGTTTTATCAAACGCGTTGGCCGTGTTGTTCCTCGGGGTAGTAGGAAAGTTCTTGTGGAATTCGGTGCGTTCGTGCGTAAGTTCGTTAGGGAAAATATTGTTCCAATCAATTGTTTCTCAGATCTCACAGTTGAAACTTGGTTGGAACACACCCATTATTCAAAAGGGCGCAGGAATGCGCTCTTAAACTCCTATAAGGAGTTTAAGCTCAAGGTGGGCTCTGACTTTGATAGGTCGGTTACTAAAATTTCTGCGTTTATCAAGTCAGAAGGCTACCCTGAGTATAAGCATCCTAGAGGCATTTATTCTAGGTCTGATGTGTTTAAGTGTTTAGTTGGACCCATTTTTAAGGAAATAGAGAATCGTGTTTATATGTTACCCTATTTCTCTAAGCACATTCCGGTTTTAGATTTACCACAAATCATTGTTGATAGGTTTAGTGGTGATTATAGCCTCCGAGACGGTGTTGCGCCTAGGCTGATTGGCACTGATTACACAGCATTCGAAAGCCATTTTGTCGCTGAGTTTATGCGTATTTGTGAATTTGAACTGTATAGTCATGCTGTTAGCCTTTTGCCGGAAGGTAAACATTTCATGTCTTTGATGAATGGTGTTGTGGCAGGCTTGAATTTGATTGATTTTAAATTTGTGCGTGCTTCCATTCAGGCCACTAGGATGTCGGGTGAGATGAACACAAGTTTGGGTAATGGGTTCTCAAACTTGATGTTGTTTTTGTTCTTGACTAGAAAGTGTGCAGATGTTGATTGTCTTGTAGAAGGTGATGATTGTTTGGGCCGGTATGTGGGCCCAAAATTGACTACTGAGGATTATGCTAAGCTGGGTTTTACTGTGAAAATAGATTATTTTTCAGACCCTTGTTTGGCAAGCTTCTGTGGTCAGGTCTTTGACGTGGAGGACCGTATAATCATCACCGACCCAATTAAGCAGATATTAAATTTGGGTTGGGCTCACATAATGTACACTAATGCTTCTAGTAAGACAAAGAATGGCTTATTGAGGTCAAAATCATTATCCTTGTTGTATCAGTTTAATGGTTGTCCTATCCTTACTTCGTTGTGTCAATGTATGTTGCGTCTCACATCGGGTGTTAAACCTGTGGTAGACGCTTCAGAATCTAAGTATCGACAAAATTGGATTAGGAATGTTATTAAGGAGAAGATTTTGATTAAGAAACCAAGTCTCCGCACGCGTTACATAATGATGTTGAAGTATGGTATATCAATTTCTTCACAGTTGGATTTGGAATCTTATTTTGATAATATGAATAAAATTCAACCATTGTGGCACCCTGCGATATATGACTTTGTTAAACCTGATGTATTGGATTATGGTTTGCGGTTTGTATTGCCATATGGTGGAACCTTATTAGGTAGTTTTGGTTCCCGGGTGCAATTGATTACATTGAAAGAATTGTATCGTGTAATCAATGCCGCGAAAGCGAAGAAACAATAAGCAACGAAAGGGGAAAGCGCCTCCCCCGACGAAAGTTAGAGGTGCAAAAGCCAAGGTTAAGAGTTCAGGTGGGGAAACTGCAATGGCTGTGGGTGATAAGATCGGCACAGCCATTGCTAATGCATTAAGCGGTGGTACTTTGGGTTCTGTTGGCGGTGTCCTGGGTAAACAGGCTGGGAAACTATTCCACAAGATTACAGGGTTGGGAGATTATAAGGTTACGAGTAATACTCTTCTCAAGCCTGCTTCTATGGATAGTTTGCCTGCGTTTACTAGGGCAGGTCAGGCCACTAGAATCTTGCATAGGGAGTATATTATGGATGTTATCACATCAGCCACCGCAGGTGCTTTTAAAATTGAGACGTTCCCAATTCAGCCTGCTTTGCCGCTTACTTTTCCTTGGTTAGCGAATATAGCGGCTAATTTTGATGAGTATGAGCTAAATGGTATGATTTTTGAATTCAAGTCGAATTCTTATGATGCTTTAGCTTCTACTAATACTGCTTCAGGCACTGTTATTATGACAACTCAATATAATGTGTTAGCATTAAATTTTGTTAATAAACAGCAAATGGAACAGTATGATTTTACATGTTCATCAAAGCCCTCTGTGGACTTAATACATCCTATTGAGTGCGCTAGGGGCCAGACACCTATTAATGTCTTGTCGACTAGGGTTCAAGATGTTAAAGAAGGTGATCTGAGACTTTATGATTTTGGTAATTTTAACATTGCTACTGTTGGAATGCAAGGGTCAGCAGTCAATGTGGGTGAGCTCTGGGTTTCTTATGATGTTTCTCTATATAAACCACGTTTGGGTGTGTCAATTTATGCCCCAGTAGATATGTGGTATTTGGGTCCGTTGGATCATATAGCTTTTGATACACCAACGGCATCAATTTGGGGCACGAATCCGACGCTTGACGTTAGTTCAAATATGGGAACAACTTTGAGTCCAGCAGCTTCACCAACTGGTCAACAGCGTATCACATTTCCCTCTAGTTTTACGGGTTATGCCACTATAATTTTGAAATATACGTATTCAGCACAGCCCGCCGCCCCTGATCCGTCTGGCGGTGAGTTTGTTTGGCAAGTAGGTACAGGGGTTGATCCTACATTGAATTTTGGCAAACCTGGGCCTTATGGGAATGTTGATGCTCTTTCGAATTCAGGTCTAACTATGTCAACTACCACAGAGTTGTTGTTGGTCGGTTATTTTAAAGTCTCGGGTGGTGGAATACTTGATCTAGCATGTAATTTCCATATGATTTTAGATACTACCTTTAGTTACGCGGCAATGTGGATAATTGGCGATATTGTCAAATTGCCGGGTGTGACATTTTAGGTGGCTCCATAAGGTTTCTTAACAAGTCCGGG